AAGGGTCTCGTGGATTGTCTTCGCTTCCTCAACCGAACCAGCCTTAGAAATCGCTTCGACAATTCTTTCTTTTTGTCGCTCATTCAGGGAGGTATTTCTCAGCGTGCGGTTGGTGTAAAGGAGACGCGCATTACTAAGATTTACATCCTGCACGTTTTCCTTAAGTGATTCAACTACTCCTTGGTAGTTGGAAAGATTTTCTTTTAGTTTCTTGTTCTCGAACACTAGCTCTTCTTGAGCCTTCTTAAGTGCTTCGAGTTCTTCTGCGACCTCGGTGCTGCGGCGGTGTGCCATCTCTAGCTCCATCTGGTGCTTCATGTCGTCGTCAGAACGACCAGCCCAACCAGAGAGCGTAGCACCCATGTCTACGGTAAGTTTTTCCATAATTGCATCAAGCATGTCATCGGAGAGTTCCTCGTAAAGATCTTCGTCTTCTTCAAGACCCTTACGTCGGGGGTCACCGCCCTTGCCATAGTGAGATCTTTCTAGTTCTTTCTGTCTCCGGGCGGCTTTCGCTTTCTTCGTGCGTTCCACGCTCGCAGCCTCGCTTCCGGGCACATCCTTGAGATCACCTGTGGGACCTTTCATAACACCCTCTTCGACTTCTTCCTCTTCTTCGGAAAGCATAGCAGCGACCATCTCCATGATGGACTCTTCGTCAAGTTCGAGTTCTTCATCCATTGGCTCTTCGTCTGCTTCTTCTTCATCTTCTTCGTTTAGTGTTTCTTCTTCGACACCCTCACGAAGTTGCTTTAGAGCCTCGGCAAGTTCGGCAAAGTCAACAGTAACCTCTGTCTCGTCGCCTTCGTTTACGCCGTCGAGTTCAGCAACGTCTTCTGTGAAAGCGTCGGGGACACCTTCTGCAATCTCGTCAGCATTGACTTCCTCTTCCATAGCGCCTTCGGCGTCGGCAGAGGGTTCGTCACCACCTAAAAGGGCACCAAGCTCATCCTGCTCAAGAAGTTGGTTGAGGGTTGACTTGACCTCTTCTGAATACTTGTCGATAATGGTGGCTTCCGCATTTTTCATTGCGGCTTCCTTCAACGCCTTGGCGTCTACAATTGCTTGCTCTAATAGTGAAGACATTAACAAAAACTCCTATAATAATAGTTTTTCAATCTAACTAGTAACAATAAATAGTAAACGCACTAGAAAGAGCCGCTTTTAGCGATAATAGCCCAACCATAATTTGATCCACCAAAGTCTGCGGCAACGATTTCCATAAACGCGCCCTGTGGTGTTAGATCTTTTGTTGCAACACTATCGATTGTGTCACTACCAGAGACATGAACTTCGCCTGTTCCTGTTCTCTTGATTGTCAATGTAAGCCCAATATCACTTGCGCCAATAGTTGGCAAACTAGCGGTTGCAACAGAAGAATTGTTCATTATAACTATTTCGTCTCCTATCACTATGGAATAGCTTGCAGTGTGGACCGAAGTAGAAACAAATACAGAACCTTGGGTTTTTAAATTTCCATTAACGTCTAGGTCTTGTTCTGGGGTTGTTGTATTTATCCCTACTCTGTTCTGAGATGAAGAGACAAAGATTGTGTTGTCTTGAACAGATTGGTCCGAATCGTTACCGATGAATAGATAACCCTTATCTAAGTTTGGCGTTGCGTTTGTTCTGCCTGCACCACCAACTCTGATAAGACCAGACGCATCGACCTTTGCAACTTTGCCGATGTTTTGTAGTAGATTGCCAGAGCCAGTCGGGGCAACATTTGTAAAACTACCAGATACGCCACCAGAACCAGTCTGAACGTAAAGTGTATCTCCGAGAGAGAAAGCAGATGTATCTACTCCGTTTAGCCTACCAAATGTTGCGATTCTAACTGGTTGTCCGTTTGGGATAGAACCATCGGCAACAAAACCAAACGCTGGCATCTTGGCTGGATCATCACAAGCAGCGAGAGCAACTGTGGGCGTGTTTCCTGAAACGCCCTTGAGATAAACAACATTACCTTTTACCAGATCAGCACCTTCGTCGTTAACGCCGGTAAATGCAACCGCTCCGTCCATAAAATTGAAGAAAGCATTTTCATAACGAGTATCCGTATCACCGATGTCATACTGCTCGTCGGCTAATGGCATTATGTTGGCTGTTGATGCTGTACCATTTAGGATAGTTGAGCCGGTTACGAAAAGAGTGTTAGAACTAAACGTTAGATTAGATGAAGCACCAAAGTTACCACCATCGTTGAACTGTATCTGTGTATTGAGTCCAGCAGGCGAAGTATCTGGGATTGCATCACCAAAGTAAGTTGTCAAGTTTGCCATTGTTATTGACTTATTTACACCGGAATCTGAAACTAACATTGTGTCTGTTATCTCTAAATCTCCAGATGTCATTGTACCTAAACCTGAAAGATCAACTTTGACGCCTGAATTTGCGCGTGCAAGAGCAGGCGCAGTGTCCAACTTGATTCTTACATTATTGCTTCCATCATCTTCTAGACCTTGACCAAGATTTATGTTTGTTGCCCCAACGTTTGTCAAGCCAGTAGCGTCTCCATAGAACTCTGAACCGGAAATAGTAGAAGACGCAGAGATTGCGCCTGTTACGGTTAGCAGAGAACCATCAAATAGCAAATTGGCTTCGCCCTGAACTGTCGTAGAATCAACTGAAGTAAGAACTCTGTTATCTCCTGATGAGTTGTAGGTGTCAATAGGCGAGGATGTGAGACCAGATAATTGTGAGCCATCACCATAAAAGATTGAGGCAGAGAGCCCAGAAGATGCTGTAACCATTTGGGAGAAAGTCTTTGTGCCCCCAATAGTCTGATCAGAGTGGTCATCAACCATGTCCTCAATTGTGCCTTGTGTTGGTCCGCTGAACTCAACATTTCCTTTGATAACGTTATAAGCCATACAAAATTCCTTTTGTTTTATGTTCTCAATAAATAGTCAATACAAAAAAGGATGCCCCCCATAAAGGAGGGCATCCAAATAATAGCAATCGAAAATACTATAGGATGATGAAACTACCAAGACCAATGTAGACTAGATCGACTGCTGCACCGGGAGACTCTAGGGTAATAGAAGTTTCTGTAGCATCGATAACATCTGTACCTGTACGAGTAATGGTAAAGGTCTCGCCCTCTGCCATTCTTGTTTTCACTCTAAAGGTATCTCCGTTAGATAGTCCACTGCCGGTTGGTAGAGTTACAGCTACACCATCAGCAGAAGCGGTCATGAAGTTAATACCAGCGGTGAGGGCGCTGCCATCTGTAATAGCTGTAACAGCATTAGCAGAAACGGTTAGGCTATTTCCGGATACAGTCAAACCAGAACCAGCAAGGTTAGTGATGATAGTTCCACCACCAATTTCAAGTCCACCACCGGAAATGTTGCCTGAACCAGAGATAGTGCTAGTAGACTCAATGGAGCCACCCTGAACAAGACCATCTGTTGAAAGAAGTGAGCCATAAACTGGTCCAGAACCAGAAATAATAGATCCTGTAATCTGCTGAGCGGAAAGATGCCCGCTTCCATCGACCGTAAAGCCAGTCATAGTGATGGTACCCATAGTTAGATCACCAGAGCCATCAATTGAGGTAGCACCTGCGATAGCGCCAGCGTTGGAAATACCGCCGCTGTTAGCATCAAGGGAGCCAACAGATGCAGCGCCATCGGTTGAGACAGAACCACCGGAGATAGCACCAGAACCAGAGATTGTGGTGGCACCACCAAGAGCACCAGCAAGTGTTAGACCGCCTGCGGTTAATGTTGCAGAGCCATCGGTCAAAGAACCACCAGTGACAGCGCCATCGGTCGAGACAGAACCACCAGAGATAGCACCAGAACCAGAGATTGTGGTGGCACCACCAAGAGCACCAGCAAGTGTTAAGCCTCCTGAAGATAGTGTTGCAGTACCGTCAGTCAAAGAACCACCAGTGACAGCGCCGTCAACAGCAACAGAAGCACCTTGTAGCTGTCCTGAACCAGAAATAGTGCTCTCACCAATGAGAGCTTCTTCAAATGTGGTTGAACCACTTAGTCGGGCTACGCCCAACTGAAATTTGTAAGCCATTTATAAAATCCTCCTAAGTAAATGGAAAGTGTATAGGTATAGATACACCAATACCTCTACATCTATAAATAGTATGTAAGCTACTAGACGATAAAGAACTTAGAAGATCCGTCTGTGTAAAGCCGCAAAGCTGCATGAGGAGATTCTAAAACTAATGAATTCCTTCCGTCAATTGTGTCCGCGCCCGTGGGTAGAATTGTGATTGTGTGAAGATCCGCATTACCACCTTCATCTTTAATAATAAAACTTTGTCCATCAGTAAACCCAGAAGCTGCTGGCAAGCGCACTTCTAAGTCAGCAGATGCCGAGATACCAAGAATAGTGTTACTAACTGAAGAGGTTGTTGTGGATGTAATTGCGTTTCTTGATAGGGTGTTGCCGGTGATGGTTACTGTTACATCATCGCCAGAGTTTGTTGCTGTTACGCCTGCTCCAACAAAGTTTAGAGATGACAGGCTTGTAGTTAAATCTGAGCCCTCGTCCTTTACTGTGATTGACCCGCCAGATCCAGAAGCTTCTGTGATGAGAGTGTCTGTGTATTTACCGATGTAGATGAAGCCGCGAGCGTAAGTTGGAACAGCAGTCGATATATAATCCTGAACAAAGATGACGCCATTGTAGTAGTCGGGCGACCACTCAATTGGGCTTGTTGTTGGAATCTGCAACCCTCCGTCATCAGGGTGTGCTGTATAGATCTGGAGACCGTAGTTGTTTCCTGTCTGCGGACCAAACGAGGGGTTTACAAGTTGTAGTCCGCCGTTACTTTGATGAATAACTTGATTATCAACAAAGAAACCAGTGCCAGCAGCAGGGTTAGAGGAGCTTGCTTCGTAACTGCTTGTTAGGACAAGCTGATAGCCGTGTGGACCAGATGTTTGTGCCTCATCACCACCACCAAAACCAACATCACCAAACGATCCTGTATTAGCATCGTAAGTTGTGCCAGCGATAGACTGAACGTAGAATTCAACATACTCTACTACTGTTGGTCCACCATCGGAAGCACTAAACCTTTGATAAAGAGTGTCGGTTGTAACAGTCTGAGGAATTGCTTCGCCAAGAATTGTAGAAACATTTATCTGAACGTTAGACGGAATAGTCTCGTTGTAGATCTCTCTCAGGTTAGAGGTATGCGCTTTGCCCGCAAGCTTCTTTGCTGCGGCAAACGTTAGAGTCTGGTTGGTCGAGCCTGTTCCGGGTACTGCCATTAGCTGTATGCCACCTGTAGTCTAGATAAATACCCAATCCAATCTTTATGGGCTGAAATTTTTAGTACAACCAATTCAGTTCCGCCACCTGTTCCAAGCAACGACTCGCCATTAAAGTTACAAACAACTGATGTACCACCGGCTGAGATGTTAACTGCTGGGTTTCCGGGTGCAGCGCCATCGAGAGCACCAGCACCATCTACTAGAGGATTGTTGCTTGAGTAAGCTGTACCAACATCAAGCCAAGCGGTCTTTCCAGAGATCTTGGCCTCTAGATAGATGTTTCCGTTTGCACCGAGGGAGGTTGCTTTCTTGACAAGTGAGCCAGAGCCGTACATGGTGATCGTGACACTGCTTCTATCATTTGCCGTGTTGTTCTCGAAGTAACGGTAGATTGTTCTTACACTTGATGATAGAGTGGAGTAGTTGGGGTTTGATGGTGGTGCTTGTAGAGAACCGCCATCAGCAGCGTTTCTTGTGTCGCCTGCATTACCGATCTGGAATGGGGAGATAAGGTAACCATTTACGGAAACCAAGCCGTCGTTGTAGGCAGGATAGGTTGCACCATCGTTGACAGAGTTTTGTGAATCCCAGACATTAGAAGATGAGGTAATGTCGGCTTGTGTTGCGTAGTTGCCAGAAATAATTCTGTAAGTTTCTGTGTTGTAGTATTCGTCGGTGTTTAGGTTGGTGCTGCCAACAGAGCCAGAGTAGACCATGAAAGAGGTCTTTGACTGAGAGTCAGTGTTGAGAGTAGACTTGAATGGGTGTATTACTCTCGATGTGACGGCAACGTCGTAATCAGTGAACAACCCAAGACCACCAGAGATCGAGGTGAGGGAATCAAATAGGACTGTTCCTGTTACTTGAATGTCTTGCTGCTCACAATTTGTTGTGTCGTTAAGGGCAGGAAGAGAAACAGAAGATGCTGCTGTGTCTTGCGTAGCAACACCACTACCGCTGATTCTTATGTTCGTAATAGAGCAGTTTGTTGTAGTTGGGAATGAAACGGCTGTTCCATTCTGGTAGACATTTCTGTAGACGTTCTGTGCTGTGTATAGATAAGAGCCAGTTGGACGAGAAGCAAAGTAACCAATGCCAGACTGGTAGTAAACATCTGTGTGTCCAAAGTTTGTAATTTCTAGACTGCCGGTCGATAGTGTGGTAGAATCTGTGTCAACGGTCCACTCAACATAGTTTGTTGTTGTGTCGCTTCCGCCAATTCTATGAATTACTCTCGCGTAGTTCCAGCCAACGTTCTGATCGTTTGCTCCGATCTCGTAGTCACCTGTTCTATAGGGCTTTGTGTAGTCTGGAATGTCGTCGGTCGTTGTGCTGAAACCAACTGAAGAGACGCTGAAACCTGAACCATTGCCGTTGAAATCATTAGAAATAGCATTGAGAGTAGTAGATAAATCTACGGAATGCACTTCTGTGCCGTTGACTTCTAGAACAAGTGAGCCCGTGTATGCATCTTTAAAAGCATTTGCAGGGTAATTGTTACCATTACTACCGACATCTTCGTTTAGCTCTCCAGCCAAGGTTGGCTTGCTTGAGAACACGCCACGACGATCACCACTTAGAGAATACAGATCGTTGGAATCATAATCAGTAAGCCCAATCGAAGAACCTGTAGCGTTGCTGTAGCCTGAGATGGTGTTGGAAGCACCAAATGACAACTTGGCATCAGATACACCAGAGTTGTTTGCATCTACATCATCGAGGGCTGGCGCTTCAGTGGCTGTGTTTATAGTCGCCCCAAGTTGGAAATCTAGCTGTGAAATGTAACCAGCCCAACTTTCATCGGCTTCAATTTTTAGAACGATGTATTCGCCGTTTGCGACACTTGCTGTGCCGAATGTAATGTGGTGTACGTTGTTGCCTGAGTCAGTATCATTTGCTGCACCAGCGATAAGAGCACCATCGCCATCGGTAACACTGCCGTAAACGAAGTCCTGTGAAATGTCCATCCAGCCTGTTGATGCTGGGATCTTGGCGTAGAAGTGAATGTTGGATGTATCGAGAGCAGCATTGGAATAAGAAGTTGCGTTCTTTGTAGAAGTTACCTTTATGTCTCTCTTGGTAACACCGCTTGAGTTAGTGAGAACACGGAAGAAAGTTCTAGTTCCGGTTACGCCAGAGTAATCTGGCTGTCCTGTTTCTGTGTTGGCAATCGAGCTAAAGTCGCCACTTGCAGGAATGTCACCATCAACAGGGCTATAAAGTCTCTGGTTGAAGTAGAGTAGACCATCGGTGTGACCAGCAGCACCGCCACCTGTCATGTGGTTCTGAGAGTTCCAGATTGATGCGGCAGCATCGACTGCACCTTGGGTGTCGTAAGAGCCTGAAGTCTTACGGAAAGATTCGTCGTGGAACTTCTCGCTAGTGTTTGTACTAGCTAGTGTTCTATTATCAACTAGGAAGCCGTTACCTGTTGTAGCAGATCCTGTACTTGGGGTAGTTGCTTTTAGTGGGTGGGTTACTGTAACGTTTGTTGTAACTGCTCCGTTGAAGAGATTATCAACGTCTGCGTTGACATCTAGTGAGCCGGTAATTCCTAGAGTTTTTGTGTTGTCCTCGGATACACCGATGTCGGGAACTGACTGTGCTGATGGTGTTGAGGAGTTAGAAACGCTGAATGAAATAGGCGTGCCTGACGCAGCGTAGACATTTCTGTAGAGATTGAGAATGTCTGCTTTGTAGTTGGCTGTAGCGTTTGTGTTGTATTGCACACCTGAGAGATACTTTGAGCCAACAAGCGTGATGTCTTCTATTCTTGGGTTTGAGATCGCAAGATCATCAACAGCACCGGAAGGATCGTTTATCCATTCGATGTAATTTGTTTCATTATCTGTTGAGCCTACAGTGTGGATAACTCGGAGATAGTTCCAGCCGGTTTTCATGCTACCAGAAGAAATCTGGTATTTTGCTGTTCTGTGTTTGAAGATGTACCACTCGGATCCGTTACCATCAAAACTTGATGCTGTGACAGAAACGTTGACAAACCCTGAACCGCTTGTTAGGCTTTCCGCTGATCCAGTTGCTGGGTTTCCTGTTCCGGCAAATCCAGAAAGATCAACTGAGTGAATCACTGTTCCGTTCAGTTCTAGTTTTAGAGTTCCTGTTTCTCCGTTTCCAAACGCACCGGATGCATAAGCAACATTTCCATTTGTTACACTCTCAGCTACATTGTAGTTAATTGTGCCGGTGATGTCTTGCTCATTGCTGTAAACACCAAGTCTAAAGTTTGAGCCACTTGTGGCAACACTGTAACTACCGCTTCTATCTACGGCGTCAAACCCTGCTTGTGTGCCAGAAGATGTGTAATCTGTAACTGGGTAGGAGGAACCAAAAGAAAGTTTGGCAGTCACGCCATCAGTTGATTGTTCGTTGATTGCTCTTACAACTGGGGCAGGAGTTGGGGCTAGGATCTTGAGAACTTCATTAAAGCGATCGATTGGTGTACCAATTGGTGTACTGGTTGTAAAATCTGTGTAAAGTCCATCAGTATAATCACCATCTTCGGCGGGACCGATAGTGCCACCGGAGCCGCCCGCTGATGAAGTGAGAACAATATCATTGTTTGAATCTATTGCTAGATAAGAAGCACTTGTCGCTGTTCCTGCTGAGAGCCCAGTTATGTGTAAAGATGAAGCAGTAACAGGGGCGTTAACATATAAGCGAGTTCCATTGAATCTTAGGTTTGGTTCTCCAACTAAACTTTGTGCTGTCGAGCCAATTGTTACTACATAATCTGTTGTGCCATTCGCGGTAACCCTAGCAACATTAGAAATGTTTGTTCCGTCTCCATGTAAAGAGCCAGAGATAATGTTATCTGCTGGCTCTCCGCCTAAAGGACCAAAGTAAGATGGAGCCCTGACATTTCCTGTTAAGTGATTTTTCGCCATACGAAGCTCTCTCCATTACTAGAATACAAACCAATTTGTGCCATTTGAATAAAGGCTAATGGCAGGCGAAGAACCAGTTATTTCATAGAAACCATTTCCATCAATAGTATCTCCGCTTGAAGCCGAAAGTGTTATAGCACCTCCTCTAGAAGAAAGCTCGTCTTTTACTAACAACAATGCACCAACACCAGCATCAGACGCTGAGTGGATTCTATACTCCAAAGCACCTGCTCCTCCAAATCCAAGAATATAATCGCTTGTAGAAGAAGTTCCAGCAGAAGTAACGCTTCTGTAATTTACTCTTAGACCTTGGGTGATTATTTGACTAGTAGAAGGCGTAACTTGAAAAGTTGAAGGACTTGATGCGTCACCAACGTAAAGACTACCAGTTATTTGATGGGTGTCATCATTGCTATTTCCAAAAATAGTAGATCCAGAAATAGTATCTGTTTGATTTACAACAAAGGTGCTTGCCGTAAGAACCCCTTGCACAACAAGAGTTCCACTTAGGAGTAGCGTGTTGGGAGAATAAACACCATATGAAGAAGTATAAAATACTAATTTTGCTGAACCACTGGTTGCATTTGTTCCAGTAAGAAATTGTAAAGAGCCGGTTGGTCCAGCCGCTTGACCACCAGTGCTTGTGTCTTCACAATTGACATATGCCCATCCAAATTGAGCCATTATAAAACTCCTTTAGAATGTGCTACAAGCAGCATAACATCTGACATCTGCGGTGGTCCCAACAAAAGCAACTCTATCAACACCTACAATTTCAAAAGTCCTCAATTCACGATCATCGGCTGACTGAGAGCCTTCAGCAGTGCCAGAATCAGCAACTGTTATAGTCAGCGCTGTGTCGGTACCGATAGCGTGAAGTGGAGCCCACTTTTCAAATGCGTGATTGTAGCCATAGAGAGTAACTGTTAGGTTGGTGCTAACATTCTTGTCAACCAACATAACGTGTAAGTATCTTTGATTTTCTGTAGCGTATCCGTCTGTGACAGCATCTAGAGAAGCCTCTGTGACAACATCAACTTCTCCACCTTGAACACCTACTAAAGTTTTGGGTCCTCTCGTGCGACCCCAGCTTGTTGCTTTCAATACTGACATAAGAATCCTCCGTATTTACATAGTCGTAAATAAATAGTCTCAACTATTTCTTTCGCGAGCGGTATCTTTAGCCTTTTGCTTTAAAACATTACGCTTTTGGCGGCGTATAGCTGCCTGCTTTGCATGTCTTTTGACATCGGATGGTTTCTTGAAATATCTTCTATCTCTAACTTGTTCAAGAATTTTTGCCTTCTTGCACTTTTTTATAAATTTACGAATCATCTTTTCGTGGTTGCCACGACACTCACGCGCATTTACAACTACATTAGCGCCCTTTCTTTTGCTCATTTGTATTCCTATTTAAGTGCTTGCCAAATTTTACCAGCATTACCCATAATTGAACTGATGTCTACACCTGCATCATTAGGATCATCACCTAAAACATTTGGTCTATGTGTTTCACCCACAGCGCCACCTTGTCTTAATGGCTCTGTACCTTCAAAAAGATCAACTCCATTGAAAGCTTCGTTGCCAATTGAATCAAGTAACTTCTTACGATGCTCTTGTAGCTTCTGATTCACCTCTTGGGTCTTGCGCTTCATTTGCAAGTCTTCATTAAGTAGGTTGTCTTTTGATTTCTTGTTCTCGACAATTGGTTGGCGTGTCATGCCTGAGGCAACCTGCGCCACAACCTCTGTGAGAAGTCCCTCTTCTATGAGCACCTCTTGGATACATTCTTTGACGACTGGCTTGATTAATTTTTTGAGTTGTTCTTTGTTCATGATTCCTTCAAAACTTCGTTTAGTAATCTGTTGATGCGATCTGCTTTTGTAAAGACCTGATTAGTGTATTCTTTACCCTCTTTCATCATAAAAGCGTTAGGGGTTGAAGGCTCTGACACAAAGTCGAAGCAAATTAGTTGGAAGTCTTCTTGGACAACGACCTTACCTGTTGATTCTGAAACAGATCCCATACCGCGAGAAGAAATGCCAAGCTTGACGCCTGATTCTACGAGAGACTTAAGAACCTGACCCGACGGCGTGTTAAGAACCTTGATCTTACCCATTACGTTGTTGCCTTCCATCCAGATCTCTGTGACCAAGTGGCAAGCATTCTGTAGGTTGATTACCTGACTATCGGGGTGATCTAATTCGCCTAGCGCTCTGTTTTCTTTCACTAGTTTCTGATAGTTCTGAACCTCTCGGGCTAAAACCTTGTAGGGGTAGACACGACCATTGCCGTTCTGAACGTCGGCTTCTTGCAACTTACCCACAAGGTAAGTCATTCCGTTAGCGACATCCCTTCTTTCCTCTTCGGTAAGAAGGTCTTGGCAAACACCGCCTTCACATAGTTCGTAGTATTCTCGTAGTAGTTTCATTTTTATTCTCTCAAAAGTAAAGTGCGGGCGTTACCCGCGCGAGTTAGGAGCCTTTACAGCAACGACGGACTGGTTGTAGTCCCCATTTAGATAGTAGAAAGTTGTTCATTATTCTTCTCCGAAAAAGTTATCTTGTTTGTAGTTGTGCTTTATCATGATTCCTTCATCGGAGAACACCATATTGAGAACATAGGATGTTGCGGACGAGAGACAACCAAGCAAGAAAGCATTGACTAGTGTAACGTCAAACGTAAATAGTTCGGTCCAAGGAGAAAGCAGGACTAAAAACCATCCGACGTGAAATCCCATGCACATAGGGCAGTGAAAAACCTTGCCGTAGCCCCTGTAGGATTGCTTCTGAGGGCGTAGTTTTTTTAGTATGGGCATGTCACTATAGACTAAAATTTGTGTTAGTCCGTAGGCGATTAGGACGAATAATAAGAGTTCCATTATGGGTTACCTTGTAAATAATTTTTTAACCACGCGAGGGATTTCTTAATATAACTAATTGTATCAAAACTGCCCTCTCCTACATCTAATGTACTTTCAAAAAGTTGGTACAATGATTGAATAGCTGATGAATCAGTAATCCCTGCTTTCTGAGCTAATTCTTTAAAGAAATTTGAAAGTCCTCCTGCTGCTTCAGCACCTTTATAGATTTCATTAGCCGCTGCGCCTACGCAGATTATAAAAACTATAAATCCAGAGATAAAATCAACTTTTTCTTTATATTCGTTTGCTTGGTTTGGATCGGCAACTTTAGCATCTATTAAGTGTTTTACAATCCTATTCATTCCTAAAGTGCCTAGTGTCTTAGTAGCCTCTTCAAGTCCTTTTTCCCATTTTGTAAAAACCTGACTTTGCGTTCCAGTAAATACTTCTTTCATCCAATTAGCAAATTTAAACAAAAGGGAACCTAAACCCAAACCACCAATCAATTTTATAAAAATACTTACGGCAATTCCTGTTGCAATTACCTCATTTAAATCTTGCTCATCATTTATTTCGTCTTTAACATTTTTTTCGATTTCATCAAAATCAAACATAGATGCGATTACTTTAGAAGGAACTGATGTATCCACATTTTCTTCTAAAATAAATTTGTCCCAGTTTTCCATTATGACTTTCATATCATTTGACATAACGGTCTCCTAGATTGTGTACATGTAAGAGAAGGTGTAGGGGTCTCGGATGTAGCCCTTGCGGATAGAGCCTTGCTCGTCGTGGTGTGGGACTTCGCCAAGTTCGGTAGAGTCTGTCTTATCGGGATCAGCGTATTCGTCTTCAACACCAGCCACAACTGCCTCTACATTATCGTAGTAGGGCTTCTCTTCTTTGATAAACTTCTCAATGCTTACAAGCGCAAACTTGGCGGCATTTAGTTTGCCGTCTGCTGCTTCTTGTAGTTGCGCTTCCATAGCGCCGTAGAATGAACCACCTTGGATAGACTCAGGAATGACGATGCCCTTTCTGGCAAGGTGACTGAATAGGCGGTTCTGTGCGCCGTAGGTGAAATCAGTCTGTGTCTGCTTAGGGAACGCAGTAATCTTCTTGTCCTTTCCAGATAAAACGATGTCGATGTCTCCGTGGTCGAAGATCATTAGATCTCCGCTTAGAGACTTACGAATGTTTAGTTCTAAGGTTACGGTAGGAGGAGGGGTCTTGGGCTTAATTGTAACCTTGACCGGCTCTGGGATTGGGACAATTCTAACTGTTACTGCCATCGTCGTAGATTTCCTTTACGAGTTCCTGTGTCTTTAAGATAGTCAACAGGGTTGTTTCATTTAAGCTTGTTTCTCCAGATAGGCTCTCAAGACGTTCCTTAACAGCGTTGGTCTTCTTGACCATTTCTGGATCATTAGCGATCTCTTCTACCTTGACTGCCTCTGATAGGGACTGCTTTAGTCTGCCGAGTTCTCTGTTGAGATAAATCTTGGTCTCAAGTTCGTCGTGAGAGAAAGAAGAGATGTAGTGGTTGAGTAGTTCTTTTTGTTCTCGGAGCAAAGAGCCGTTGTATTTCTCGTTGAACTTCTTGGTGAAAGTCACAAATGTAAGTGAGTCAAGTGGTTCAAGGTTCTGCTCTTCTAGTTTGCCTACCATTCCTTCAATGATCTTTGACTCAAGCATTACTTTTTGCTTTGGTGAGTCAGTGTTGAACATTTTCGCGATAGTTGCGAGAGACTTGTAGTTGGGGACAAAGTTGTTGAAAGTAGCAGGAGTTAGTTCCTTGTTGATGTCGTTAATGACTTCGGTCTGCTGCTTGAAAAGACCATCGGGATCGATAAGGCGTTTTGCTGCCATTACTGCTTCAAGAATCTTTTGACTTGTGTTCTCGTCAAGATCTTGGTTTTCATAAAGTGAGCGATAGCACTCAAGGTCTTTCTTTAGAAGAGAGTCGCCTGTAAAGTGTTTGCGAACGATAGAGACAACTTTTGCTTTCCGTTCCTGATCGCCCTTGATAATTGCGGTTGTTGCTTCGCGGGCGAGGGCTTCAAAAACGAAGGCTGTGTTCCTCTTCTTATTGTGTTTATTCTTCATTGTTGGTCTCCGTAACCTTGTTCTCCAAAGATTCAATTAGCATCTTGACTGAGTTGTTTACTTCAAGAAGAGAGGTTTCCTCTTCCTGTTCTCTGAGGTAAATAGGGTCTTGCTCCTCATAAATGCCTCTGGCTAGTGATCTTAGTTCTGGGGCACCAAGATTGTTAGTTCTGTAGGTGTTCATTTCGGGTGTTGGAACACTGCTGTAGTTTCTTGTTCTAGCACCTGCGGGTCGTTTATCGGTCGCTACCTTTTGATAGACTTTGCCTTTTGCGCCTTGGGTAACGTATTTTTTACCTGTTCTCGCGCGCTTGCCGAGTGAGGGCGCTAGACGCGGTGAAGGACGAGAGCCGGGAGGTGCTGCTAGAAGCGCGGATTCTTCGCCGCCGCCTGCTTCTTCGCCACCACCTTCGTCGCCGCCTAGATCAAGACCACCGCCTTCGTCGCCTCCACCGAGGTCTAAGCCGCCACCTTCATCTCCACCGCCGAGGTCAAGACCACCTCCGCCTTCTCCGCCACCGCCGCCGCCTGCGGCTGCTTCGGCAACGCCCTCAAGGGCTGTGTCGTGTTTGCGGTCGTAGAACATCTCGCGCTGGTTGCGTAGGAACTCTTCGTGAGACATTCCGAAAATGTTGTCGGCAACCCAGCGACGTGAGAAGTAGCCTTCTGTTGCTGCGGCAGCAATGTCGAACTTGGTCTTCCAGTGCTCTAGTTCCTGTAGTTCCGCAATCTTGCTTGGGTTATTGAGAGCGAGTTTGAAGTTCATAAGATCTTCACCTCTGTAACCAAGTGTGTAAAGGTGGATAATTCCAACCTTTTCTAGTTCGTGGATAACAGAACGCTGTAGACGCTGAATGGTGCGAGCAAAACGAATGTCTTTGGTCGCTAGTGTGGTTTTATCTTCCTGTGCTCCCTCACCCATTGTGAGATAAGCCTGCGGGATCTTAATAGCGGAGAACATTTTGTCGCGGAGATACTTGATGTCGTCAATTTGTGTTGTGTTCTGTCCGCCAGCAAGTGACTGAATGTCGGTCACAGAACCAGCACGAATCGGAATGTAGTAGTCCTCTTCGATTGATAGTGGGTTGTAGCGAAGATCGATGCGACCTGTGTCTTTATCAACAATTGTGTGTCTCTTCAACTGGGACACGATCTTCTGCATGTATTGCTCGACTTCTTGTGGAGGAATAGCGCCAACGTCAATCTTGAACACCTTGCGCTCTGAAGAACGAACAATGCGATAAGCCATCATTGCATCTTCCATTAGAGTCAACTGACGCCAGATGCGTCGTGCTGGCTCTAGGACAGATGTGCCGTAGGGTGAATACTTGTCGTTTCCAAGAATGCGGAAGTGGGCAACCTGCCAGTTCTCAAAGGTCATTCCTGCTGAGTTCCACTGATACTGGATATAGTTGGGGTTTGTGGCGTCCATTCCCTCTAGTCTCTCAACTTCTTGTAGGGGAAGAGCGATTGTAGATTTAATCCCAATCTCGTCATCAATATCAAGATAGAGGATGAAGTCGCCATACTTACACATTGTGCGGCACCAACCAAAGAGGTTGTGCTCTACGTTCATGATGTTGTGATAAAGAATGTTGAGAACGGCTTTGATTTCGTCATTGCGGCACTTGATGTTTAGCATCGGAGAGAGAGTAGAGAATGTTGTCATCTCGTCTGCATAGATGTCGAGTGCAGAAGCCAATTCTGGCATGTACTCCATTTGGTCAAAGTCAATGTAGCGCTCGGAACGACGCTGGTTTGCAATAGCGTTTGCAGCGATTGTGTCTAACGGGTTGTAGGACTGCTTTTTGAACTGCTGTCCTGACGCAGACTTGAATCTTGTAGAATACTTATCAAGGTGCTGCCTGCGAATCTTGCGACCAGACTCTGAGCGGTAGTTAATGATAGGACCAGAGAACAACCGAGTAAGAGACCTGAATAACTGGGAATCTCTATTCGCTGGGTTGTTGCCTTGTTTTGGGTTTCGGGGTGCCATTTATTTTCTCACTTAATTATCCACATATATTGGGAATATAGATTTTTTGCTTCGTTCATTTTACTAGTTGTGTCTTCGCCTGTGTAGCCAATTTGTCCTTTTATCTGCGTGTTTAGGGTTGTTCTCGAAGTCATGATGGCGTCTACGAATGCCTTCTGGTAGTTGAGGTCTCGGGCGTTTGATTGGAGGGCTGTGTCTCTAACCCAACAACAAATCGCAAGAGCCATTACCAAGTCGTCATTGTAGCCCCTCATGGCTTGTGGCTTCCCGTTGTACCAAATGAAAGTTCGGAACTCGTTTGCTAAACGCGAAGAATACGTCTTAACTAGTTTGTTTCTCATAAACTCTTCTAACTTGGCTACGATGAGAGGTCTGGTCTTACTTGTGGTTGAAAAGCCAGCGATTGCTCCCGACTTGTGTTCGCCAAGATGTTGATCGATGTATTCGTGTGTGGACTTGATAGAGTAATAGAGATTTGGGTAGCCGTACTCTACTAATTTATCTATGACGGTGTAACCAATGGAGTTATTTTCTACGACGAGCATGGCGTTACCAAACTCTCTACCGACCTGATTTAGCATGTTGGCGTAGAGGTCAGGTGTTGGTTTGCCCATGTACTCTCCGATGATTTCCATCGTTTCAAGTTTCAGAATGTGGAACGTAGAACTATCTGCGCCGTCGCCTCGGGCAACGTCTGCGGACATGAGATAGTTACAACTTGGGTCGTACTCTTCCCATAGCCAGAAGTTTCTATCAAAGCCTGTCTTGTGTTTTGGCTCTTTGATGTTGGACATGATCCATTCCATGTTCTCTGGATCGATAACAGTTTCACCAGAAGTATTGAAGTTACACTCCAACTCCTGAGCGATCTGTCTTCTGGACATGTTCTTGGTTTCTTTCTTGAACCATTCTTCATCTCTGTCTGGGTGAACCCACCACATAAGCGTCGTGAGATTGAAATTATTATCATTGGTCTCGGCACCTACGCAGGTTTTATGGAACCAGTTACCAACACCGTTTGGCGTGGAGATAGCGATACAGCGACCACCAGTTGATAGTGTTGGGTATAGACCAGTCCATAGTTCTTCTAGACCCTCGATGTGTGCAGCCTCGTCAAGAACAAGAAGTGATAGTGCTTCGGAACGACCAGCGTCACCAGAGGTGGAAGCAGCCTTGATAGAAGAACCATTGGACAACTCGAAGGACGTGCGGTTGTCGGTTGTAATGTTTGCGATCCTGATCCAGTCAGGAAGGTTCTTCATAATGTTCTTGACTTTTCGGACCAAGTTGCCTGCTGTTTCAAACTTGGTCGCCATAACAAGAATGGTCTTGTCGCGGTGGAACAACATCATCCAA